TATATATAACTATATATAAATAAACATATAATTATATAAATACATAATGTATATATAGCTTGGGGGTAATATAAATAGATAAGGGATTATATATTCTTTATATATTAACTTAGTATTATATATAGTAATAAAGTAGTATATATAGTACTAAAGTATTATAATACTAAAGTTCTCACAATTTACGTATGTAAAACTTTTGGCTGACTCGATAAGGGGGGTTGGGGGGTTGGTTTTATATTGCACAACGCCGTAAAACTATCTCATAGAAATTAACCCCTCTAGCTTTTTTATTATTTTGAATAGTCCCACCCACCCACCACATAATCTAAAATCAATTTTAAGGGGGTTTCTAGCCGTTTTTAGGGGGTAGGTAAGGGGGTAGTAGCCACAAGGGGCAAAAACGCCTCCTAGAGGCTCCTATCAGCTATTTAAAGAAACTATTACAAAAATGACGTTTTAAAAGTAAGTCACTCTAAGCACTTCAATATTTTCCAAACACAGGAAATCATGCCAAAAGTCACATTAAACCCTATTGGTAGCCGTTATGGTTCCATTGATGCGCTAAACGATAATTTCGATACGGTGGAAACCGCGTTCGACAACACCCTGTCCCGCGACGGCACCGGCCCCAACTTCATGCTCACAAACATTGACATGAACGGCTATCAGGTTATCAACGTATCTTCTGTCAAGGGTACCAACGGGGTAGATTACATTGCACAGTTGCAGACAGATTATAACACCTATTCTGCTGCAATGACCACTATTTACAACAATTATTTGTCTGTTACACAAAAAGTCACGGTGAGCACCTCGTCTCCTACGGGGGGTAACAACGGCGACATTTGGTTTAAAGTAAGCACTTAAAGGAACACTATGTCCGCTCTTTCCAACTATTCCGAAAAACTTCTCCTTGATTGGATGATGACCACTGGTTCAGCCACCCGGCCTACGGCTTGGTATGTTGCTCTGTACACTGCTGCTCCTTCTGATAGTGGTGGTGGCACTGAAGTGTCTGGCAATGGCTACACCCGTAAATCAGTAACTTTTGACGCTGCGTCTAGTCCCGGTGGTACAACCCAAAACTCTAACGCACTAGAGTTCACTGCATCTGGCGGTAGCTGGGGTACTATTACGCACATTGGTATTCACGACAACTCTACTGGTGGCAATTTACTTTGGCACGGCGGCCTCACTGCTTCCAAAGTCATTGGTGATGGTGACACCCTAGAGTTTGCAATTGGTAACATTGACCTAACGGTTGCTTAATGGCAGTTGCTGGCTATCGTATTACCGAGGGCGGCGATAGTCGCCTCTTAGAAAACGGTGATACGCGAGTTACTGAAGGTTTCCAAACTGGAAATGCTGCTCTATTAGCTAGTGGTGGGTTTGACTTTTTAGGTACACTTACCACTAGTGGTGCTGTAGTTTTTTCTGGGGCAGGTTCTATAGCAGGTGCTGCAGATGTAGTTAGGTATGGTGCTAGTCTAAAAGAATCTAACATTGCATTATCTGCTGTAGCTAACCGTATTACCGTTGGAGAAACAAGTTTTTCTGCGTCCGGTGTGCTAGGTGCAGATGAAGCACTTGTTGCTTTAGGTGCATTTGCAGCCACTGCTTCAGGTACACTTAGCCCAACAGCACGGGTTGTAAAGTTTGTAGAAGTAGTGAGTGGTACGGTAGAGTTTTTGCGTATTACTGAAGGTGAGGACTACCGGGTTACCGAAAGTGGTGACAACCGAATTACTAATGCAGTAAAGATTAATGAAATAGTAGGCTCACTAGTTGCAAACGATACATACATTCCGTTTAGCAGTACTGCCTATTATAAAACAGGTGGTGTTTGGAAAGAAACAGATGTTTATGCAAAAAACAATGGAAACTGGAACGCTTTACAAGCGGTCTACAAAAACATTTCAGGTAGCTGGAAAAGGATCTACTAATGGCTAATATTAAAATCTCCGACCTTACGGCTGCAGCAGCAGCCTCTGGTACACAAGAGTTTGAGGTAAACGATAGTTTAACTAGTAAAAAAGTTACTGGTGCTCAAGTTCTTGCGTATGTACAAGCAAATACAACTCCTGCATCCATTGGGGCGCTAGCCACAACTGCAGGTGCTGTAACAGACACTAACCTTGCTAGTAATTCTGTAACAACTGCAAAGATTGCAGATAAAAACGTTACTTTAGCAAAACTTCCTGACCAAGCTACGGCTACTATTTTAGGCCGCAATTCAGGGTCTACAGGCTCTCCTGAAGTGCTTACAGGCGCTCAAGCACGTACAATTGTAGGTGCAAATGACGCAAGTAACCTAACTACAGGTACTGTTGCTACTGCGCGACTTGGTTCTGGCACTGCAAATAACACAACGTTTCTACGTGGTGATGGTACTTGGGCTACTGCAGGAGGTACTCCTACTACAGCGCAGGTTCTTAGTGCCACTGCTGGATTAGCTACAGGAGACGTTGGTTCATACGGATTTTTAGGCCCTGCAACTGCTACTAGTGCATATAGCAGCCCCGGAGGAACTTATGCAGGTAGTGGTTTACGGTGGTCAAGTGGAACAACAGATCAAGGAGGCGCTCCTTCTGGAACATGGAGACTTCTTGGAATAGCCTCACAATATGATGGCTATGGATGGAATAGACGAGCATCTCTGTTTGTTCGCATTTCGTAAAGGAAAAACATGCAAGCAATTCTTACTTCTCTTTTAAATCCTCGTTGGGCAAACGCAGAGCAAACTTCAATTGACTGTGAGATTACTACGTCTCAGTTTGGTACTGAGGTTCTTCCTTTTACCGCAGATCAAAACGACATTGCAGCGCATGGTCGAGAAATCTTTGCTGACCTTGTAGCTGGTAAATACGGGCCTATTGCTGAATACATTGCTCCACCTGCACCAGAAAATACTTCTACTGAATCTTCAGGTACGGTTCCTTCGTCTATTCTGTGAAGCCATTTTATTTTCCAACCCCAATTGAAGACACAGAACGTCTTGTGTTACTAGATTGGGTTCTGGAAAACCACGACAAATCTTTTTTTAAAGACGCAAAAATGCGTGGTAATAGGATTACTACAAGATATACGGACGAACAGCATTTTTGTTTTCCAGAAGAAGCAACAAAAATTAGAAATAAAATTGCTGACGCTTTAGAATTTAGTAAAAATCCTTTACCGCATTTTTCAAACGGAATGGTCGCGTCGTATGCATTACCGGGAGATACTTGTTATGCTCATCGTGATCCACGTTGGTATCCTTCTCTTTGGACAGTACATTGTAATGTAATTCTTTCCCCACCTGAAAGTGGGGGTGACTTGTTTATTGAAAACGTACAGTATGAAATGCCTACAGGACAACCAATTTGTTATCCTGTATCAGAAATGACACACCAAACCACATTAATTAAAGGAGAAAAACCTAGGATAATGTGGATATTTGGTTTTTGTGTTTCGCCAACTGAATATTTAAACGCACAGGAAAAATTTAAATGAGTCAACCTGCTGTTCACATTGGTTGTGTAGCCAATTTATTTTCTCGTATGATGCACTTTGCTAAAGCAGGTGATACTGAAGTTGGGCATACACATCAGTTTGACCACTTAACATTACTTGCTAAAGGTAAACTTAAAGTTACTGTAGAAGGCGTATCTACTGAGTTTACAGCACCGCATATGATTTATATTAAAGCAGATAAAGTACACGAATTAGTTGCTTTAACTGACGAAACAGTAGCTTATTGCATTCATGCGTTACGCGATAAAGAAAACAATGAAATCATTGATCCGTCTATGATTCCTACTGGTGTATCTGCATTGTCTATTGCTGCTCCTGTTTGCTCTTAATACATTATGGCTGAAGAAGTAACTCACGCAGAAATTTATGAACGTCTTGTTGCTGTTGAAGGCAAAGTAGACTGTATTCAACAAAACACTAAAGACGTTGTAGATGCCTTTAATGCTGCGCGAGGTGCTTTTGCTGTGCTAGAGTTTCTAGCTAAAATAGCTAAACCTCTTCTTTGGATTGCTGGTTTAGTTGCAGCAATTGGTGCGTTCTGGTCTAACTACAAACCATAATGGAACTCATAAGCGCCGCTGCTGCAGCGTTTGCTGCTGCACAAACTGCTGTAGCTACGATTAAGAAGGCGCAAGCTTTAGGCAAAGACATTTCCAAT